TAACGCAAACTTTAACTTTAATGCTACGGTTGATGACAAATTTGTATTTACAGGAACAAAAACCTTTACATTATCTACGGGAGCTAATTTAGCTGATAGTAATATCACACTATTTCAATTTTAATAAATAGATAAGAGAGAGAATTATGGCAAACAAAAAACCAATACGAACGGTCTTTAATGACAGTAATGTTGCTACAGGATTAGCCGAGTTTCAAACAGGTGAAACGGTAGGTTTAGATCACGGTGGTACCGGTGTTGCGTTATCTATTGGATCAGCTGGTCAAGTATTAAAAGTAAACTCAGGCGCAACAGCGTTAGAGTTTGGTGCTGTTGAAGCGATAGTAAATATTGATGGCGCAACAAATTTAGAAAGTGCTACTTTAGCCGCTGGCGATAAAATACTATTATCAGATGATGGTACTGAGGGTAGAGTATTATTATCACAATTAGATACTTTATTTTCTAGTACAACAAAGACACTAACAAACAAAACATTAACAACGCCTGTTATTGCTTCATTAAAACCAACTGGCGCTACTACTCTTACAATGCCTGCGGCAACAGATACGTTAGTAGGTAAAGCAACTACAGATTCACTTACAAACAAAACTATCTCTGGCGCTTCAAACACGTTATCTAACATAGGTAATTCAAGTCTTTCTAATTCTGCTGTCACAGTTGGTTCTACATCAATTAGTTTAGGTGCAACATCAACTACAATTGCTGGTATTACAGATTTTACTGCTGGTTCAATCAACATAGCGGGTAATGTAATTAAATCAAATGACTCAACTGTTGTTGAAATTGGTGGTGGCGATGGATTAAGTGTTGCTGGTAATCTAACAGTTGCTGGTAATATGACGGTATCTGGTAGTACAACAACTTTAGAAACTACTAACTCTGTTATAAGTGATAAATTAATTGAATTAGCTAATGGTACAAGTGGTACACCATCAGGCGATGTTGGAATAGTTGGTGAAAGAGGAAATCAAAATAATATATTTTTAGGTTTTGATGAAAGTGCTGATGAGTTTACCGTAGGAACAGGAACATTTACAGGCGCAACTTCAGGTGATTTATCAATTACGAAAGGTACATTTTCAAGTGCCGGAAATAGAATTTACAATGGTAGTAATTATGTAGCGTTAGTATCACCAAGTTTAGGTGGTAATGTCACATTAACTTTACCAGCAAATGATGGAGACACTAATCAATTATTATCAACAGATGGTAGTGGTAATTTAAGTTTCATCTCAGCAACAGCTGCATCAGGCGCAGGTCTATCAAATGTATCTGATGATACTGCACCAACTTTAGGTGGTGACTTGGATGCTAATTCAAACATAATTAAAAATATAAAATTATTAGACCATGATTATTTGGGTGCTTCATACGGACCATCTTCAGCACCAGTTACAATAACTGTAACCGTTGCAAGTAAAACAGCTGCTCACCCATATAATGGTGATGGTAGTTCAAGTGCATACTTCTTAAATGGTATTGAATCACCTGCAATACAATTACATGGTGCAGATAATGTTACTTCTGATTCTGGTTATTATTATAGATTTGACCAAGCAGATGCTTCAAATGGTGGTCACCCATTAAGATTTTATTTAGATGCTGATAAGACAACAGCATATACAACTGGTGTAACAACAAATGGTACACCTGGTACTGCAGGTGCATATACACAAATTGATGTTGATGAAGATACACCAAGTATTCTTTACTATCAATGTTCTTCTCATGCTTACATGGGTAACTACGCTACAGTTCCTGCGTCAAACAAAATTAATCATACTGAAGCTTTAATTAGTATGCCAACATCAACAGGTACTTTAGTAGGTACGGGTGATACTGGTTCTGTAACAAATACAATGTTAGCTGGTTCAATCGCTAATGATAAACTTGCTGGTAGTATTACAAACGCAAAATTATCTAACTCAACTATCACAATACAAGATGATAGTTCAACACAGGACGCAGTTGCGTTAGGTGAGACTTTAATATTTGAAGGTGGTTCTGGTGTGACAACTACAGTCACAGATAATAAAGTATCAATCGCAACAGATGGTTCTATTGTGACAGAAACATCTACGGATACACTTACAAACAAAACATTAACGACACCAATAATCGCTTCATTAAAACCAACTGGCGCTACTACTCTTACAATGCCAGCAGCGACAGATACTTTAGTGGGTAAAGCGACAACAGATACTTTAACAAACAAAACTTTAACTAGTCCAAAGATTAATGAAGATGTGGTAGTGACAGCGACAGCTACACAATTAAATTATAGTGTTGGAGTGACTGGTGCTATTCAAACACAATTAGACAATAAAGCGGCAAAATCGTTTGCTATCGCTCAAGCAGTCGCACTAGGATAGGATATAAATAGTATTATGGCAAAACCGGCAACAAGAGAAACATTAAAACAATACGCTTTGAGAGCGTTAGGGAAACCTGTAATTGATATAAATGTTGATGATGACCAACTAGAAGATAGACTAGACGAGGCATATCAATATTACGCACAATATCACTATGATGGTATTAGAAGAACATATTTAAAGTATCAATACACACAGGCAGATTATGATAGAATGACAGTTGATGGTTCTAATGAAGCAGCAACTAAAAATAGTGTGACTTCTACTTTTAAAGAAGGACAAAATTTTATAGTTGTACCTGAATCAGTTGTATCAGTAATTAACTTATTTCCGTTTTCTAATAAAGGTAATCTAAACTTATTTGATGTAAGGTATCAATTAAGATTAAATGACCTTTATGATTTTTCTTCTACATCTATTATTAATTATGATAATGTATTAAGACATTTAGATTTTTTAGATCATATACTTGTTGGTGAAAAACCTATGAGATTTAATCAACATGATAATAGATTATATATTGATATGGATTGGAAAAATGATATAGCAGTAGGTGAGTTTATAGTTATTGAATGTTATAGAAAATTAGACCCAACAACTTTTACAGATGTAAATGATGATATATTTTTAAAAAGATATGTTACAGCTTTATTCAAAAAACAATGGGGCGCTAATTTATCTAAATTTAATGGTGTCGCTATGTTAGGTGGTGTAACTCTAAATGGTCAACAAATATATTCAGAAGCTTTATCTGATATAGAAAAACTAGAAACAGAATTAAGAACAACATACGAATTAAACCCTGCTCTAATGATAGGATAATGCCATGCCAGTTAATCACTATTTCCAAGATGGTAAGGGTATCGGCAATCAATCCGAGAAAAGACTTTACGAAGATTTAATCATAGAAGGCCTAAAAATATATGGCCAAGATGTTTATTACTTACCAAGAACATTAGTCAATAGAGATTTAATTTTAGGTGAAGATACATCTTCTAAATTTTCTAATGCGTTATTATTAGAAGCGTATATGGAAACGACTGAAGGCTTTGCTGGCGAACAAGAGATTATTAATAAGTTTGGTTTAGAGATTAGAGAAGATACTACCTTTATGATCTCTAAAAGAAGATTTAATCAGGCAGTAGATGAAAAGGCTACATTGATTGCTGAGGGTAGACCAAACGAAGGTGATATAATTTATCTACCTTTGATGAATAGTTTTTTTGAGATACAATTTGTACAAGACCAAGAACCATTCTTTCAATTAGGTCAATTACCAGTTTACAAATTAGTATGCACTAGATACGAATATAGTTCAGAACAATTAGACACAGGTGTTGGTACAATTGATGCTGCTGAAGATAAGTATAGTTTAGATCAATTACAACATCAAATGAGTTTAGAAAATGAGACTGGATCAATGTTGTTAGAAAATGATAGTGCAAGTGGTGATAGTAATTATCTGTTATTAGAAACTTATAATTTACAAACTCAATCTACGTATGCTAGTAATAATGATTTAGATAGTCAAGCTGGTTTTGATACATCATCAACGGCAGACGACATATTAGATTTTACAGAACGAAATCCGTTTGGAGAGGTTGACTTTTAATGTTTGGAACATATTTTTACAACGAGAGTATGAGAAGAATGACCATAGGTTTTGGTCAGATATTTAATAACATACAAATCAAAAGAAAAGATAGTAATGGTAATATAACACAATCTATTAGAGTACCCTTAGCTTACGCACCTAAAGAAAAGTTTTTAGCTAGACTAGACCAACAACCAAGTTTA